AATAAACAATGAGTTTACAGTTCAGAAAAGGTCCAGATGAAGATCGTAAAAAGGTAGTCCCTAAACCGGGCGAACCTGTATGGACTACTGATACAAAGAAATTTTATATTGGTGATGGAGAAACCACTGGTGGTGTGTTTATAGCCAGCGGTACAGGTCCTACCGGCCCTATGGGCCCTCAAGGTCCAAGAGGTATGATGGGTATTATGGGTCCGGACGGTCCTCAAGGCCCAGAAGGTCCTCAAGGAGAACCCGGACCTCAAGGAATTCCGGGTGTAAAAGGCGAAAAGGGAGATCGTGGCCCTCAAGGCTTACAAGGCGAAGCAGGTCCTATCGGCGAGCAAGGCCCTAAAGGCGAAGACGGACTACCCGGAGAAGGAGGACCAAAAGGCGCAATGGGCCCTCAAGGTCCTGTTGGTCCACAAGGGCCAAAAGGTGATCCGGGTTCTCCGGGAGTGCTGTCCGCTAATTATCCTCTAATTTTAGAGGAAGGCGAAATTTCGTTTGACGGATCCAAATTTAAACAAGAACTAACCAGTCTAGTAAAAAGTAAACTGGACGCACAAACGGTTGCTCAAAATTTTCAATGGTTAAACACCGGCTCGGTTGGCGGCGGTGCGGTAGGCATTTATAAAGATCGTGCCAGAGTAATCAAGTCGGTTAACGATATTAACTTTGTTGGTAATAATATTACTGTTACCAGAAAAGGCAAACAAGTTGATGTGGAAGTAACCGGAGGTGGTGGTTCTATTTCCGGTGATTATGTAGCTACCCTGAACGGTCTAACCGGTGATGTAACCCTGGCAGCAGGCGCAAACATAACTCTGACTCCTAGTGGTAAAACTATTACTATTGCTGCTTCTAGCAGTGGTGGTTCTGGATTTACTTACACTGCAAATACTCCGTCATACTCGCCTACTGTTGGTGATCGCTGGATGGACTCTGATACTGGTGCGGAATACGTTTGGATAAACGATGGTACAAGCACACAGTGGATTCAACCAACTTACACATTCCAAGGCACTACTCCTGTGGTTTCACAAACCGTGTTCGTAACCGGATCCACATACTCTGCTGTTTCTACAGATTATTATGTTGGAATCAGTTACGCGGGTCAATCTGTAATCACACTACCTTCTGGCCCACAAACAGGCAGAGAAATACTGGTAAAAGATGAGTCAGGGCACGCTGGAGACAACATTAATCGTTGGATCACAATTTGTGGAGCCGGTTTAGATAAAATAGATAATCAAGACACTGCAGTACTTAACATAAGCAATGGTGCACTACAGTTTATATACAGAAACGGATGGAGAATCATATGAGTTATCTGTTTAATAACGAGGTTGGATTTGTTGGTAATGCAGTGGACGCTTTCAATCGATTGAAAGTCAGTCAACCATTTACTATGTTTGACAGCCAAAACCGATACCAAATCAGCGATAAATGGGACGTTTTTGCTGCAACTGGTGGGTTCAGTGGATATGTTCAAGTAGAAAGTGTAAGAACTCTTGGTGTCACTTTAACAGCAGGATCTAAATGCACAGCAGAAACTAAACGAGTGTTTCCATATCAACCCGGTAAATCTTTACTGATAATAAACACGTTTGTGTGGCCAACTAAAATTACAGGATTACGTAGACGAGTTGGTTACTTTGGAATCACTGGTGGAGCAACCGCAGGAATCCCGTACAACGGCATTTACTTGGAGCAAAACGGGTTAACGTTAAGTATAAATTTAGCGTCCGGTTCTTTAAACACCACCATCACTGCAAATCAATCTGACTGGAACGGCGATAAGTTTGACGGTACTGGAGCTTCCGGCAGAACATTAGACACCAGTAAAGGCAACATTTTCTGGGTGGATGTTGAGTGGTTAGGTGTTGGTGATGTTCGAACCGGATTCTTTGTGGACGGAAGACCAGTGATTGCTCACACGTTCCATAACGATAACGTACATCCAACAGTATACATGACTACTGCTGTTTTGCCGTTAAGACATGAAATAGAAAATTTAACCGGATTAACTGGCAGTCACACCTCAAAACAAATTTGTTCCACCGTGATGAGTGAAGCCGGATACGAAGGGTTTAGCCGAAGGTATAACGTGACTAAAAGTAATGCCACTCCTTTCAATCTGACAACAGCAGGCGTACAATACCCCATGGTTGCTATCAGACTACCACAAAACCGTTTAGACGCAGTTGTTGTGCCATCAAACGTTAGTGTAGTATTGGAACCGGGCACAAACAACAAACCGCAAACTGTCCAATATCGAATTTTATTAAATCCAACACTGACTGGTGGAGGCTGGACTGCTCATTTCAACGGAAACGTGGAGTACAATACTGGTGCCAGCGCAGTAACTGGTGGAACTGATATTATTGGTGGTTACATTAGTAGTAGTGGTGCTTTCTCGCTGTCTGATGTTAATGATTTTAATTATCAGATAGGTCGCACACAAACTGGTGTGAGTGATATATTCTGCCTCACAATGACTCCTGTAGTATCGGGATCAGATGTTAGTGTTGACTTGTCTTGGTTTGAGATCGTATAAGTATACTTAACCTAACCTATGCCTTTAAATTTTCCAACATCTCCTGCGGTAAACGAACAGTACACCTTTGCTGGTCGTACATGGGTTTGGAACGGGTCTGCATGGGACTCGTACAATCCTGGAATTACTGGGTACGTGTCTGGTATTAATGGTATTACAGGTGGTATAACTTTAGCAGCAGGTACTGGAATCACGTTAACCAGTTCTGGAAAAACTATAACTGTTGCCACAACAACTAATACTTTTGACACCACCGTAGATTTTTCTCAATATATCAATAAAATCACATGCACTATTTGTGGTGGCGGATTAGATGTTGATACAAATCCAGAATATTTTAATAATTATACTTTTACTGGTTCTGAAATAGGAACAGACGCTTTTAACACTTATCCTGTGACATTCACCACAGAAAAGGTGTATTATACTGGATCTCAATGGTGTGCAGATTTGCGGCTGACCCTGACAAACGATCTAAACTCGGTTGAAGGTATTATTAATGAGGTTATTAGTTCGTTTGTTACTACTCCGGTACAAACAGGATTAAGTGATACTTGGGTACCGTCTGGAATAACATTAAACCACACAGAAGCCACGTACACCACTAAAACTATAACCGGTAAGTCTTGGGTGACAGCTAATTCTTTCATAAATTGCAAGATTGTAGGTGTAACTTCTGCAGATCATACAGTGGAAGATGCTTTGTTGGATAACGTACAATTCGATATAAATAACATAGTACCAGGTGTGGGTTTTGATATAGTGGGCCACGCACCCAATGGTACATACGGTAAATATGGCGTAAGATGCTTTGGTTATTAAAGGAGATATAAATGGGCGTAAATATTAAGGGCGGAAACAATTCAGCAGGATTAGCAAACGTTACTGGCACATACGAACTACAAGTAACAACACCACAAACCGAAGCCAACGCAGGCTTTGTTCAAGTCAGCGCAGAGGTTGATGCTGGTAATGTTACAGGTACTCGTACTGTTATTCCGCTAGAAGCATCCGATGATTACCGTCTTCGTGTAGGCTTGGATCAAACCTTATTAAACACAGGCTTTGAAGGCACAACACTACGAACCGATTTGTTCGTCCAGAGCGTTGGTTCGTCCTTTGCTCTTGCTCAGGCTTCAGGATATCTCTCTTTAAACAGCACTAACTTAACAACCAGCGGTGGTTATGCAATCCTCACATCTCGTAGAACCGTACCTTTATTCGGAACATACCCCACTTATGTTGACATTTGGGCTCGTGAAGCCAACTTTAACGCAACCAACACTATAAGCGAATGGGGTATTGGTTTTGTTGCAACAACTGCTGCTCCAACAGACGGAATTTTCTTCCGTCGTAATACCGCTGGTGTGTTGAAAGCAGTAGTAAACTACGCCAGTACAGAAACAGAAGAAACAGTAAACACAACTAACGTACCACCTCGCTCTGGAGTAGGCACATACGATCCGTCAGAATGCAACCACTTCCTGATTGTGGTGCATAACGATATTGCAAATTTCTGGATTAACGATACTCTTGTAGCATCTATCGCATGCCCAGACGCAAATCCCCTACCAACACAAGCGTCTGCACAACCCATATTTGCTCGTGTTTACTGTAGCGGTGTGGCTTCTGCTGGTCGTCGTATTGAATTAGGTTTCATAAACGCTTCTATTGGCGATCAACACACCAACAAATCGTGGTCGCACGCTATGTGTGGTCTTGGTGGTAATGCCATGAACACCCAACAAGCAACGGCTTCGGGAGGAACAGTGACTCGTACAAACGGTGCTCATGGTTGGCCAGCCTCGGCAACTGCTCGTATCGCAGGTACATGGACAGCAACTTCTGCTCCTGGTCTAAACAGTCTTGGTGGGTTATGGACAACTCCTGCAATTTCCGCTTTGACTTCTGATGCAGACTATCCGGTATTTACCTATTTAAATCCTTATGGTTCATCTACTGTTCCCGGTAAAACTCTATATGTTACTGGTATTCGTGTTGGTGAAGCATATTGCTCTGCTGCCGCATCTACCAACGCTATTTTTCTTTCGTATATCGTTACAGTAGGTGGTCCAACAACCGTAGCTGGCTCAACAACAACTACTAACATAGTAGAGTCAACCACCTTAGTTGCACACAGAGCTATTGTGGTTGGTGGTCATGGATTTTCATCAAGCGAAACCGTGGGCAACACCAAGCCCGGATTTGAAATGCGTTTTGATTCTCCGATTGTTGTTCCGCCCGGTATGTTCTTCACCTTTATTGTCCGACCATTCGGCACAGTAACCAGCAATACTCTAGTTGTTCAAAGCAGTCTTGCAGTAAACGGATATTTCGAGTAATACTAATGGCTATTCAACAAAATATATCAACTGAATATGGTGCTCCTGCTACATATTGGAAAATTATAAAAGTAGAATTTTCTACTGAAAATACTTATACTATAACAATATCTGGATATACAGATCAACAAGCACGCATAAATAATAGTACTATTTTAAAAGAATATTCATACACTGTTCCGAGTAATGATATTCCAGAATACTTTGCAAATGGGTTTAATTTACACGACGCATACGAATACTTAAAAACCAAGCCCGAGTTTTCATTTGGTTCTCAAGACAGTTAATACTTGACTTTGTGGTTTTTTAGTGTATACTATGGTGATGCTGAAAGTCTATAAATTATACCCAGACGTACATATTCCAAAACACGCAACAGTTCAAGCTGCGTGTTTTGATGTTCGTGCGTATCTAGGCCAACCGCTATACGAAGTCAAGGGATTCTGCGCCAACAATAAAGAGTGCAAGTCACCTATCCTGGAAACCACCGAAGGGTCTCGTTACATCAAGATTGATCCCGGCCAGAGACTACTGATTCCTACCGGAATTATTTTTGATATTCCAGAAGGGTATTCGGTACGTATCCACGCTCGTTCCGGTCTTGCTCTCAAGCAAGGCATGGTGATGGCAAACTCTCAAGGCATTATTGATTCTGATTACGTTGAAGAATCCAAGATAATGTTATTGAATATTTCTACCGATCCAGTCTACATATATCACGGTGATCGTGTTGCACAAGCGGAACTTGTACGATGCGAACAATACAATATTATGGAAACAACCGAACGGCCAACACAAAAGACGGATCGTAATGGCGGTTTTGGTTCCACAGGAGTTACACAATGACGCGAGATGACCTTATTCGTAATCACGAAATGTTATGCAACATGGCTCGTGAACTGATGAAAAAGAAGAACGCAGACTACGCAGGCCGAAATGGTGTAGAACCGTTTGCCAACTTTACTCGGGTTCAGTCTATGGGTATTTGCCCAACCGAAGTAGGGTTTCTGGTTCGCATAACCGACAAGATGAGCCGCCTGTCTTCATTCATGGAATCGGGTAAGTTAGAGGTTGCCAACGAGTCTTTTGAGGATACAATAGTAGATGTAATCAACTACATGGTACTACTGCACTCCTACCTAAAAGATAAGAAGAATGTCTAAATTTTATACTGCGGTTCACACGGTTGGAAACACGGTTGTTGAGATTGGATACGAGAACGGTAAGCGGGTTGTCAACAAGACCCAGTTTCAACCAACACTGTTTGTTCCTTCCCTAAAGAAGGGAGCCAGATGGCACAGTCTGGAAGGCGTTCCTCTGGAAGCGTTTCAGCCCGGAGATATTGGTGATTGCCGTGAAGCAATTGATCGGTACTCGTCGGTTGCCAACTTCAAGATCTACGGTAATACCGACTGGACTGCTCAGTATATTGGAGATCAGTATCCGGGAGAAGTTCCTTACGTTTACAAGGATCTTCGTGTAGGATTCATAGACATTGAGACTGAATCCGAGAACGGGTTTCCGTCTCTGGAAGATCCCAATGAGCGGATTAATGCAATCACGGTGGAGAACGACGGCAAGCGAGTTTCGTTTGCTCTACACCAGTTTGATCTGCCGGGTGTGGAATGCCACGTGTTTGGTGATGAACGCAGCATGTTGCGTGCTTTCCTTGAGTACTGGGAAACACATTATCCAGACATTATTACCGGATGGAACATCAGGTTCTTCGATATTCCGTACATCTATAAGCGAGTGGTGAAACTGTTTGACGAGAAGACTGCCAAGCGGTTATCTCCTATCCGAAAGATTCAAGAAAAGATTGTGAACCGTAAAGGCAAGGATCACACAGTATTTGATCTGTTGGGTGTTGCCACGCTAGACTACTACGAACTGTACATCAAGTTCACATACACTAATCGTGAGTCGTACAGTCTGAACCATATTGCCAATGTAGAGTTGGGCGAGGAAAAGCTGGACTATTCGGAACACGACAGCATCAAAGACTTTTACACCAAAGACTTTCAAAAGTTTATGGAGTATAACTCACATGACGTTACGCTGGTTCAAAAACTAGACAAGAAGTTGAAACTGCTGGAACTGGTGGTAGCACTGGCGTATAATGCTAAAGTTAATTTCACAGACACGTTCTCTCAAGTAAAAACTTGGGATTGTATCATTTACCATCATCTGGCCAGCAAATTTATTGCGGTTCCGCTAAAGCCGGAAGTGGAAGAAAAGAGTGAACAGTTCCAAGGTGCGTACGTGAAAGACCCGCAAGTGGGTATGCACAACTGGATTGTGTCTTTCGACTTGGACTCACTGTACCCGCATCTTATCATGCAGTACAATATTTCTCCGGAAATGAAAGATCCACTTGGCAAGCGAAACACACTGGATCCAGACCATGTGCTGAATCCGCACTCTGAAACAGCACAAACACAATTTCTTCGTGTTCAAGACCACCAACAAGCTGCCGTAGAAAGAAATCTTGCGATTGCAGCAAACGGTGTGTACTTCAAGCGAGACAAGCAAGGGTTCCTACCTGAACTTATGGAAACCATGTATGAAGAACGCAAGATGTACAAGGAAAAGATGTTGGAAGCCAAGCGAGCCCTTAAGGCCCTAGATGCTACCGCATCTGCTGTTAAGCGAGAAGAGTTGGAGTACCAGATCTCCAAGTACCACAACTTCCAACTTGTACGAAAGATTCAGTTGAATTCCGCATTCGGTGCGGTAGGAAATCAGTACTTCCGATATTACGATATTGATTGTGCAGAAGCTATTACAGTTTCCGGAAAGCTGTCTATCCGTTGGATTGAACAAGAGTTAAACAAGTTTTTGAATCGGATGGCGGGAACCACAGACGTGGATTTTGTTGTGGCGTCTGATACAGATTCGGTGTATCTGTGCATGGACAAAGTGGTTCAACGAATCTTTGCAGGTAAGAGTATCCCAGATGCAAAGATCACAGAAACGCTCGAAAAACTTTGCAAAGATAAGATTGAGCCGTTTATCCAACAACGCTACGAGGAATTGGCAAAAACCATGAACGCATACGCTCAAAAGATGCGAATGAAGCGTGAGAGTATTTGCAGTAAAGGCATCTGGACTGCAAAGAAACGGTACATGCTTAACGTGATGATGGGCGAAGAAGGCGTGCTACTGAAAGAACCTGAACTCAAGATCATGGGTATTGAAACAGCCCGATCCAGCACACCACAGATTGTGCGTAAGGCACTAAAGACCGCTATTAGTTTGATTATGAATCAAGGCGAGAAAGCGGTTCAAGATTTTGTGGAACAATTCCGTGATCAGTTTGATCAGGCAGGTATTGATGATATTGCATTTCCACGATCTGTTTCCGGAATGGACAAGTACTCTTGTAAGACTGGCGTATACAAGAAGTCTACTCCGATTGCCGTGAAGGGATCTCTGCTGTTCAATCACTTCTTGTACGAGAACGGATTGGAAAAGAAGTACCGTCCAATTGGAGAAGCAGAAAAAATTAAATTTGTTTATTTGAAGGAACCAAATCCACTTTCGTTTGTAAGTGGAAACGAGCACGTTATTTCTTTTGGAAACCAAATTCCTAAAGAACTGCACCTAGATAAGTACGTGGATCGTGACCTACAATTTGAAAAATCTTTTGAAGATCCCTTGAAAACCATTTTAGATGTGCTACAATGGAGCATAAGAAAGACCCCATCGTTAGAGGATTTCTTTGTGTAAGGACGCACTTATGGATCTTGGAATAATTATATTTTTGGCGGCGATAGTAGTAATTTGTGACAGACTAGAAAAGAAATGGAGCAAAGACGATGAATCTAAATGAACTAATTAAAGAATCTGGTAATCAGTATGCAGGTATGATTGAAGACGGTATTGAAGGCAGCGATGTGCGTGGCTTTATTGACACCGGCTCGTATGCTTTCAATGCGCTTGTGTCTGGTTCCATGTACGGTGGAATTGCGGACAACAAGATTATTGCGCTGGCTGGCGAGTCTGCTACTGGCAAGACGTACTTCTCGCTCGGCATGGTTCGTAAGTTTCTGGATGACCGTAAGGACGGCATGGTGCTGTACTTTGATTCAGAACAAGCCGTAACCTCCGACATGTTTATTGATCGCGGTGTTGATCCTAAGCGTGTGGCAGTATTTCCGGTTGCTACGATTGAAGAGTTCCGTAATCAGTTAATCAAGATTGTGGACAAGTATCTAGAACAAGAATCAGACAAGCGTAAGCCCTTGATGGTTGTGCTGGATTCGCTGGGTATGTTGAGCACCAGCAAGGAAATCAACGATACGGCTGAAGGCAAGGAAGTGCGTGACATGACTCGTTCTCAAGTCATCAAGAGTACTTTCCGTGTGCTTACGCTGAAGCTTGGCAAGGCTGGTATTCCGCTAGTGATGACTAATCACACCTACGACGTTATTGGTTCGTACGTTCCAACCAAGGAGATGGGCGGTGGCTCTGGTTTGAAGTATGCAGCCTCTACCATCGTATACTTGTCCAAGAAGAAGGACAAGGACGCAGACGGTCAAGTGGTTGGTAATATTATTCACTGTAAGTTGTACAAGAGTCGTCTTACCAAGGAAAATCAAATGGTGGACGTTCGATTGAATTACGATA